TTATCAAATTGATAGTCATACTGAATATGCTCTTGCATCTCTTCCCAATCTTCGGGTGCAATAACACCTTTCAGAATGAGTTGAGTCTTAAGCATGTCGTGGAATAGTGCGCTAAACTTCTTACGAAGTCTTGCAATCCACTTGGCAAATTTAAGTTCATCGCGTAGAATTTCTGATGAACGACCAAGTGAGAATCCTTGATTGGCATCATCCAAACGTGATGGTGGGAGGTTGAGTGAGTTGTATAATTTCTTTTTGAAATACTCAACGTCCTTGAGTTCTCCTAGGTTCTGACCGCCAGGTAGCGTAGTGATTTCTGTTCCTCTACCACCTTCACGACGAGGAAGCCAGAAGTCTTCAAGCATACTCATATGCTTTTTGTCATCGCGGATTTCACCAGTTTGTGCATCGTACACAAGTTTGTTACGATAGCGAGCCATAACTTCACGAAGGTATTGCTCTGCTTTTACTTTGGGGAGATTACCTACGTCGATGTAGAAGATACGACGTTCTGGTGCGCGTGAGAGTCTGTAGATAACCAGCGCATCTTCAATCATGCGTAACTGGTTCAGCGATTTAATCGCCTTGTGGAGGAAGCTCAAGACCATCTTTTTGTTGAGGTCTTGAATACTTGAGGTTACATAAGTGATGGCATCGTTCGCAATCTTGACGCCACTTGTTGCGTTGTTAACGTCGAAGGTTGAACTGATGAATCCTTTTGGATTATACATGTAGTATTCTACATAGTTTCCAAAGTCATATGCCAAAGCACTTGATGGGTCTGCTGTGTTTGCAGATAATATCTGTGCTAATTTAGGGTCTTTATTTTGAACTCTGACCTTCTTAATTTTTAGTGGGTCGATGTATCTGAGTTCAAGAATGCCTGCTTTAGGATTTGCAAGATCGACAACTTTATGGTAATATATGCGACCATCAATATACCAAGTTCTAAAAATTTCATGTGCTCTGGTGTCAAACTTTAGAAGTCTCAGAATGTATTGAAACTCTTCTCTAATCTTTTTCTTGATAGATTCACTGACTTCTAAATTTGATAATTCAATTTGTACAGGTGTATCATCCAAAGATGAGTTGATTGCCTCGTTGACAATTTCATCAATGGCAGAATCAACTTCTGGATGCATTGACATATCACGATAACGCTTAATGAGGTCAAACTCATTACGCGCTACGCCATCGATATCTACATACGAACCAAAATAACCACCAGCTACGGTGGTTACTGCGTCGTCGGCAGAAGGAGGAATTGGGGATTGACCTTTCAATTCCTCCTGTTTGCTTTTAATTGAGAATCCAAATAATTGACTCATGTTTAAATTGTCTCACTTACTATGATATATTTATCAATCAAACAATAGTGCCTGGGGCTCTGCCACCTGATTCTACTGTCCAATACTGATACTGGAACTCAACTGTGAAGTCTTCAATTTGGTCGTTGCTGTCGTAAGCAAGATCAATTTGAGATACGTTAGTTGGGAAAGCACCCCATAGTTTGTATGTTCTGATAACTGTGTTTGGTCCACCGCTATCTCTTTCTAGTTGCTTGACTAGTAAATCTTGAGTATACTTGTCAGTACCAGTTGGAACATATAGATCGCCAGTGTTGCCTTCGTGCTTATTGATTTTCTGCATCCACTCTTCCATTGCTTGGCGAACAATGAAGTTAGGGTCATTGATAAATGTTGCAGTCCATGTATCGAATGTTCTGTCTCCAGCAATCTTTACAGTTCTTCCACGGAAAGGAACTTCGATAACACCGATGTTTGAAGCAGGTAGAGCACCCGCTTTACACATGTATGAAGATAGACCGTTAGAAGGAGCTGTGATGCTGCTAGGGAATGCAAACTCAACCTCGAAGAGATTGGGTTTTACACCCTGTTTAATAGTGTTTAAAAAGTTATTTACACCACTTTGGTATGCTGCGTTAGCCATAGTTGTTTTACCTCTACTGTTAGTTAATTTTTAATTATCAAACTTGACCAATTATTTCAGCAAACGAAACTCCTGTTCTAGTTGCAACAAATGTTAGAGTAATGTAGTTAATAGAACGAGCTGGTTGTACATAAACTTCTGCTACAAATTCATTTCTATCAATAACATCTGCAGTGTTATTGGTCTCATCGCAAACTACTAAGTAGCTTGTAACACCTCTCTTTGCTTGAACTTCCGCCATGTAAGAATTTACAGCATTGAAGAATGCAGATCTAGTTGCTGTATCATTTAATTCGAAGAGAACGTTTCTTGCTAGGCGAGAGATTCTCTTTTCAATAGCGAGGAACAGACGACGAACATTAATTCTGTCGAATGCACTTGGAGTTGCTAGAGCAGTTTTGTCACCAAAAAGAATAATTCCTTGACCAGCAAATGAAGTGATAGGATTGATTCTCTTTGAATAGAGCTTATCTCTATCTGTTTTTGTTGGAACGTAAGCTAGCTTCACTGCGTTCTTGAGGTTACCTCTTTGGGTTCCTGCGGGTGAGAACCAATCTTCTAGGTTGTTTGAAGTCTCAACACATAGACCAGCGACATCGCCATTACATGGGACATAACGATATACGTCGTTGTATCTGTCGTAGACATACTTATAACCAGAGTCAAACATTGTGTAAGAGTTGCTTGAACCTACAGTGTCAAAGAAGTTGATGATATCATCTCTTTGTGCTGTGGTTGATGCTAATTTTACAAATGCGTTGTGTGGTGAAACAAATGCAACACAGTCTTTTCTGTAAGTTGCAATTCCGATTGCCTTCTGTGCTTTAGTTACTTGGTCTGATTCGAGTGCAAGACTACCACCAGTTAGAATGAAATCTACTTCAACTTCTTCCGTATCCTGGAATAGGTTGTAAGCACTTTCGATATTAGCGACGTTGGTATTCCAAGAATCAACACCTGCGCTGAGTGATAGATGTCCAGTAGCAGTTACAACTGAAGAACTTGCGTAGATATATTGCGATCTAGAATTGATTACGTCAACGTAGTATCTAGAAGCACCTTGCTCATCTTTTGCAGTTGATACACTTGAGAGGAATAAGAAGGACTCTACGATATTTCCACTTGGGTCGATGACAACAAAGTGGAAATCGGTTGCTGCACTAGCTCCAGAGAAAGCAGGCGAAGCTGCAATTGATTCCCATTTTAGAGAAGTTCCAGCAACAGTGGCGTTAGCATAAGGAGATGTATCTCCAGATACCCAAGCAACTTTATATCCGTTTGCCCAAGTTCCAGCAGTTCTAGCAGCAAACTTCCATGTGTATGATGCAAAATTTGCCTGGAAGTTTTCGAATGATTTGATTAGTGGGGCTTGAATACCAGTAGTGGTGATTACTGGGTATGCCTGAGAAAGAGTAGAAGTCGTAGCAGTTGCTGCGAAATCCATTGCGATTAGTTGAAGTGAAGGAGCACCCGATTCATCTCCAGCTAGGTCATCCTCATAAGAAATTGCCGTTGTTCCTAGAGCACCTCTCTCAACAAAAACTACGTTACTATCAGTGTCGATACCAATAATTTTTACTAGTTCTGAAGTGATTGATGATGTTCCGCCTACTGGTGTTCTCTTAATCTTGGCGTAAGAATCTACAGCAAAACTTGCAACTGAAGTTACAGAAAGTGAAGTCTCTGTTGCAGTAATTTCTGGAGTTGCGTTAGCTTCGGTAATTAGAGTAACAGGAGTTGTTTCTGCTAATGTCCACTTGGTAACAACTGATGATGATGCATAACTAGCAGCAGCGGTAGAACCTAATACAGCTCTTGTTACTGATAGACTTTTTTCATTAACAGTGTTAGTTACTCCTGTAACTAGAAAATATTCGTTACCTACTTTTACATAATCACTTGCAGTGAATACAGATGAAACGGTAACAAATAGTTTTGATGCATCTGAAGACGAAGTTCCAGCATCACTGATTGCGTTCTTGAGAACAGCATCTTGGATTCTAACAACTTGTAGCTGACCGCCATATGATAAGAAGGATGAACCAGTGAACCAATCCTCGTGGTTGTTGTCGTTTGGTTTTCCGAATGTTTCAAATAATTCTTTTTCTGTTGCAATATTGGTAATTGTTCCTACAGGCCCTTTCTCAAAACTACCAACTAGTGCAGCTGTGTTTGATTGAACATTAACAATGGTTTGAGCTGTTAAATCACGCTCTCTTAGAACAATTCCAGGTGATACTTGACCTGCCATGTTTTTCTCCTCTTGAAAGATAGTTCATTTTTTAACTACAAATATTTATGAAAATGTCTATTTCAAATGGGGAAACAATGCATGAACATATTACCAGTCAGGATACTGCCACACAACAGAGTCTTTTAATTGTCTAGTAGATTTTATTCTTTTCACAGTACACTGTTTACATTCATATGAATATGAAGACGCAAGATATTTTTTGTGTTTGCGTACAACATAAAAATCAGTCATAAGATCTTTTGTCTTTCCACAGCATCTACATGTTCTTTCTTTGAACAGTAAATGGTCTAAGGAAAATTCATCTTCAATATTCATCAGAACCCCAACATGTATTCTACATCTGCATAAGGATTTCCATAACCATCCATGTACCAAATGTTTCCATCTTCATCAATAATCTTTTCTTCTTCGTCCAGTCCATCTGATATAAATCCAAACGGTGCCATGTCTTGTTCGATTTGATTCTTTTGCTCGTCGTAGATTCTTTTGCGAACATCATTGTCCGTCATCTCCCTGAAATAGGGTTGAACCGCTAGCCACGCAAACAGAACAAGACACATTACCAAGTCATCGTTATGTCCTTCATCAGCTTCAAAAGATTGATTCTTCTGAATGAATGTAGTCAACTCGCTAATGGTTTCATAATCTGGGATTAGAAGTTTGTCATCCTCAATCAATGTTTTTAAGTTAGA